TGCCGCTACGTCCCGCGCGAGGGCACCCCCGAGGAGGCCTGGCACCTGGAATGGGAGGCGGAGCAGTGACCGAGCCTGTTGCGGACCTGAGCGAGATCGTGAACGAGCCGGCGCCCCCGGCCGCTGAAGCGGAACAGTTCCTGATCGTGCATGATTTCGTCAGCGGGCTGCCCGCCACGGAAGGCATGTTCACCGGGTACCTGATTGATCTGGACGAGGACAGCGAGCAATGACAGGGAGGACATGATGCCCCCAGCGAAGAAGCCCGTGCCGAAGCCGCCGCCCGGGAAGAAGGCCGCGCCCAAACCGCCCGCCGGGGGGAAGCCCGCGCCCGCGGACAGCGGTAAGCCCGCCCCGTTCGGCGGCAAGCAGGCCGCCCCGTTCGGCAGCAAGGGCAAGGCCCCGGCCAAGGGCAAGAAACCGTCGCCAAAGTAAGCCATGCCCGCAGATCTAATTGCTATAAGAAACGCTCTCGGCGCCGCCATCACCCGGTACACCGGGCTGCGCTGCGACGCCCAGGCCCGCGACGTCGTCAACCCGCCCTGCTGCGTCATCCTGCCCGGCAACCCGCTGGTGGATTACGGGATCTCGATGGACGGAGTCGTCAACATCAACCTCATGGTGCTCATAATTATTAGTGATGCTGCTCCGGTTGACGTGACCCAGCGGGCGCTTGATAGTTACCTTGGCGTCGGAGACCCCGGGAACTCAGTTCCTGACGCGATCGAGGAAGACAACACACTAGGTGGTTCTGTACACTTTATTCAGTCGGTCACCTCAGACCGCTATGGTCGTATCGACTACAACGGTGTCACGTATTTCGGCGCACGCATCAACTGTACCCTTGGTGCTCAGTCGTCAGACAAGACGTAGAAGGGGGGTGGTGCTAGAGGTGAGAGTCCTGTTGGTGCATCCTGGCCCTGATTTTTCTGTGCAAGATGTGTACATCGGGTGGTATGAGGCGCTAAAGGAACTAGGGGTCGAAGTGGTCCCGTTCAACCTCAATTTAACGATCGCCTGATCGCGTTCTCCAACGCGCTGGTCGACACCGGGACCAAGGACGAGGAGGGCCACCCGATCGTCCGGAACCTGTTCTCCGAGGAACAGGTGTTCCTGGCCTCCATGGAGGGCCTGTCCCACTCGCTGCTGACCGTCTGGCCGGACGTGGTCCTGATGGTGTCCGGGTTCTTCATGACTGCCGGGACGATGCAGCTGATGCGGGCCCGGAAGTTCAAGCTGGCCCTGCTCGCGACGGAATCGCCGTACCAGACCCAGGAGGAGCTGTTGCGGGCCCGGCTGTCCGACCTGGTGCTGCTGAACGACCCGACCAACATCGAGGCGTACCGGGAGTTCACGAAGGCCGAGTACTTCCCGCACTGCTACCGGCCGGTCCTGCACCACCCCCGGACCGGGCCGCGGAACCCGGAGCTGTCCTCGGATTTCTGCTTCATCGGTACCGCGTTCAAGTCCCGGGTCGAGTTCTTCGGGCAGCTGAACCTGGACGGCATCGACGCGGTCATCGCCGGCAACGACTGGGGCAAGCTGGACCCGGAATCCCCCGCCGCCCGCTGGGTCGGAACCCCGCTGGGCCAGCCTGACTGCATCGACAACGCGCAGGCCGCCGAGCTGTACCGGAACGCGCTGACCAGCCTGAACTACTACCGGCGCGAGACCGGCCCGGAGGAAGACTGGGACGGGCAGGCCTGGGCCATGGGGCCGCGCGAGGTCGAGATGGCGGCCTGCGGGCTGTTTTTCCTCCGGGATCCGCGGCCCGAGGGCGACAAGGTGCTGCGCTGCCTGCCCACGTTTGACGGGCCCGGGGACGCGGCGGAGCAGCTGCGCTGGTGGCTGGCTAATCCCCGGTCCCGGCGGGTAGCGGCCGAGCGGGCCCGGGAGGCGATCAAGGACCGGACTTTCATGAACAGCGCACGACGGTTCCTGCAGCTGGCTGAGAAGCTGTGAACTACCTGCTGGCGGCTTATTCCTGTGCTGGCTGTGAGGTGTCCGGCCGGGTCGCCGAGGACACCCCGGGAGAGGCCCTGTGCTGGTGCTGCGGCCGGCCTGCGGTCATCACCGCCCATGTCAGCCCGGTCCCGCTGAAATTCGGCGCTGCCCTCGCCGCCGCCCGGAACCACCCGTGACCCGGCAGACGGCCATCACCGTCCTGGTTGCCGCGGCCGTGCTGGCCGTCGCGCTGGCCGCCGGGTACTTCTACGTGCTGGCCGCGTCCGGCTGGTACTTCTAGCGGAGCACGGCCACCAGGCGCAGGCTCTCGTTCCCGCCGCGAACCGTGACCTCCAGCACCTCGCCGGTCCCGCGCACGTACGCCTTGCGGTCGGTGACGCCGGGCTCGAGCGCCGTCTTCTCCTCGGTCACCAGCCGCCCGCCGTGCAGCGACAGGGCCCGGAACCGGTCCTCGGCCTGGCCCGGCGACCACTCCTGCCGGAACACCCGGCCGATCTGCGGGTGCCGCTGCATGAACACGCCCGGCTGCGCCCCGCCCGCGCCGGCCCGGAACGAGCCCTCGGTGCTGGTGACGTGCCCGGCGGCATCCAGCTCGGCGGTGTCCTCGCCGAAGTACCACACGTTGCCGCACCGGTCCTGGGCGTAGTAGTCCTCGGTCCGCTCCTCCAGGGTCCCGGCCAGGAACAGCCGGTCGTGCACCACCCGGGTCCTCACCCCGCCGATCACCAGGGTCCGCCGGGAGGCCGTGACCACGTCGACCGCCCGCTTGCCGTCCTTGATCCCGGTGTAGATCCAGGTCGTGCCGGGCGGCAGCGGGAACAGCGGATTGGTGACGCGGGCTGAGCGCGGCGTGAAGTGAGAGATGTCCGGGTGGTAGGAGGCGCCGGGGCCGAAGACCGGCAGCGGGCACCGGGCGGCGGCGTGGGCCGTGCCTGGGACGGCCAGGACCGCGGCGGCGCAGGCGAGCACGGACAGCCCGGTCAGGATGCGTTTCATTCAGCTCGCTTTCGGTACGGCCCGCAGGTGATTCAGCGGCGCAGACCGGATCGCCGGGGTGTCCGGCAGTTCTACCTGCGTGCTCACCGGGAACTGCTGCCCGCCGACGGTCACGGCCCCGGTGATGGTGACGGTCACGGCACGACCGCGGTGAAGGCGGCCGGGTCTGCGGTGGCCGCGAACGTCAGGCCCGGGCAGGCCGGGACGGCGTAGGTGACCGCTGCTGCGGGCGTGCCGGGCAGCGTGACCGACGTGAACACGTCATACGGGGTACCGCCGACCACCACCCGGCCGGTGATCTGCGCCGAGGACGGGTCCACCGGGTCATTTCCGCTGACCGTATACGTCACGGTGAGCGTGTCACCATGCGCGGGTGCGGACGGGACCGCGCCGATAGAACAGCTGACAGCCATGGTTTTACCTCTTTCCGGGCCTAGCCCCAGTGCAGGTTGGCGAGGGAATCGTCGGTTTTGCCGCCTGGTCCGTGACGGGCACGGGCCTTCGGGTGCGGCGGCGGCGGGCCGAACGCCAGCAAGACCAGCCGGCCGACGGTGAGCGTGCGAGTCCTGCCGTACCGGACGAGCCGGACCACCCGGTAGCCCCGGGAGTTGAGCTGGGGAGTGAGCCGCCCGCCCGCCGTCGATGCCCGGGGGAGGCTGTAGACGTTCCCGCGGTCGCTGACCTCATACCAGCCCGCGAACCCGGGAACCGGAAGCCACTGCTCGGGCGGGACCGGTGCCCATGTCTCCAGCGTAGCTGGCTGTTACCAAACCGGCCAGTGTAATGTGACAGGTAGTAAGTGCTGTGGCCCCGTAGCTGCGTCCCGGTCCAGGCGCGTACGGATGGCGGAGCCGGCTCCGGTTCACGTATCTCGTGAGGAGCTGGTAACACAGTGTCCCGTATCCACGGTCAGCTGGCCGCCTGACGGAGTGATCTGTCAGTGAATAACCTCGCTGTATCGGTGAACCCCTCCAGGATCGTCAGGGGAATACCGAGGCAACCCGTGCCGGGAAGACCGTAGAGACCGCACGCGAGGCCCTGTCTGGCTGTTCCCGGACGGCATATCCGGCTGCAGAGCACAGGTGAAGATCCAGTCCGGACTGCATTGATGGCAAAGGTGCAGAGGCTGGCGGAAACGACCAGCCCGCTCGTCACATAAGTGTCGAGAGGTAACAGAACGCGAAATGGGATCGCATACGTCGCAGTAGATGGCCCTGGTGGCGCGAACCCCACTGCTGCACCCATGGCATTTCTATCAGCCTGGTCGATTAACTTCACAGTGGCTAAGGTTGACGTAACCGCAATGGGCGACCAGAACCTCATCTGGGTCGCCGGGTTGCCTGACGCCTCGGGCGACTTCACGGGCTTCTACGACACGGCTACGACGCAGACGTACGTGTCAGCCACAGACGGCCTCCCACGCAACTTCTATCTCTATCCGTCTAACCTGACCACGCAGATCAACCAGTATTTCTTCGGAGCGATACTACCGGACTATAGCGTGACTGGTGGTGTCACTGCGGCGGTCTCGCTGAAGAGCACCTGGAACGCGGCCAGCCGGATCGCCCGCTACCCGGTCTACGGACTCCCGGGCACCTGATCCGGGACACGGCTCCGGCCAGGGCGCTCGCGCGGGTGTGGCGCCCTGGCCGGGAACACCCGCAACCCCGCGCAGGAAGGAGCCAGCCATGTCCGAAGAGGCAGGCCTGGACATCGACTTCGACGCCGAGCTCGCCGGCATCCAGGCCACCGCGGCCGGGGTGGAGCAGCCGCCGAAAACCGCCGAGGTAGAGGTGGCCGGCAAGGTCGTCACGAGCGCCCGGACGGTGGAGCTGAAAGGCAGGCGGTTCCGGGTCGCCGACAAGGTGGGCTTGATGCCGTTGCTCAAGTTCAGCGCGTTCAGCGACGTGGACGTGCAGGACCCCCGGGCGCTGGGCGCGCTCTATGCGATGCTGAAGGACTGCATTCACCCAGGCCATCCTGGGTGCGGGGAGTGCGAGGACTGCAAGAACGGCTCTAACCGCGCCTGCCCCGAGTTCGACCCGGGCGACTGGCACGCCTTCGAGGACCACGCCTGCGAATCCAAGGCCGAGGCGGAAGACCTGATGGAGGTCGTGACCAAGACGATCGAGATCATCTCGGGCCGCCCTACCGAGCCGCCGTCACCCTCCTCGGCTGGACGGCGAAGCACGCGGGACGCCTCGATGGCTCGCTCCTCCGCCAGACGGGCCAGGGGCTCGAGACGCTGACCCCCCGGCAGGCGTGCAACGTGGCCTACTCGGTGCTCGCCGAGGGCCGGAATGAGGAGGAGGCCGACCAGCTGGACATCGCGATCGGGATGGCCGAGGACCCGTCGGAGGCGGCGATCCTCGCGCTGCGCGCCCACCAGGAGGCGGCCGGGATCACGTTCGAGGACGCGGAAGCCCCGGTCCCGCCGGACGACAAGACCCTGTACGGGGAAGGAGACGTGCCATGGCAAACCTAGGCGAGTTCCACCCGGACCTGGGCAACATCGATGACCTGCTGCACGACCCGGACGGGCCGGTTGGCCGGCTGATCGATGAGCTGAGCCTGAAGGCGGCCGGCACCGCGCGGTTTGCCGTGCACGTCTACCCGGGTACCCGGAAGAGCACGATCTGGAACCCGCGGACCAGCACCGCGATCCTGCCGCCCGGGTTCACCCTGGAGACGATCCGGACGCACTGGGCGCAGCGCGGTTCCCGCGGCGGGATGTACGGCGGGGTCGATGCGGTCGGCCTGCCCACCGTGTTCCTGGAGCACCGGCCGCACGGTTCCGTGCAGATGGACGAGCGGTACCCCTTCCTGACCACCGGCCTGGACGAGCTCCAGCTGCTGTAGAGACGGGAGGTGGTGACGGGTGGCCGAGTTCGGGAGGAACCTGGGCCGGGCGTTCGTCTCCATCTCCCCTGACGTCAGTGACTTCCTGGCCGAGCTGACCGCCAAGACCAAGGTCGCCGTCTCCCAGGTTCACCCGCAGGTCAAGGTCGGGGTGGACGCGGACACCAAGCAGGCCCAGGCCGCTATTGTCGGGATGCTCACCCGGCTCAAGCCAGTTGCCGCCGAGCTGTCGAAACTGAAACTGGACGCGGACGACAAGGGGGTCCAGTCCAAGATCACCGGAGTCCAGTCGCGGGTTGTGACGCTGGCCAGGCAGATGGCCGACCTGGTCATGAAGGCCGATACCTCCAAGATCGATGCGCAAGTTGCGAAAGAGGAAGCAGCCCTGGCCAGGCTGCGGCAGCAGGCATCGCATGTGCAGCTGGACCTGGACACGAAACAGGCTGAAGCCCGGGAAGCGATCCTGACCAAGTGGATCAAGGACACCGAGAAGTCCCTGAAGAACATGAAAGGGGATATCAACATCGCGGCGGCGCAGGCCAAGATCGCCGCGTGGCGGGCCGAGATCAGGGTCCTCAATTCCGATGCGAAAGAGGTGGAGATCGGTGCCCGGACAGCGGCGTTCGACGCAGCGATCGCGGCATCCGAGGCGAAGATCCGCGCGCTGAAACGGGAAGCGGCCGAGGCCGGGAAGATCGACCCGGCGTCGCTGCTGGCGTTCGAGTCCAAGCTGCTCGGCGTTGAGGACGAGATCGACAAGTTCCACGCCAAGCTGGCCGAGCCGGTCCCGATCGCGCTGACCGCGGAACTGAACGACCTGCGGGGCCGGTTCGCCGGGCTGGCCGTGCAGATCTCGCACCTGCGGATCGACGCGAATGACGCGCCGCTGAAGGCCAAGCTGGCCGCCGTGCAGCTTGAGGCCGTGACCCTGGCCAAGACCCTGTCCGATACCGAGATCGGCGGGGACCCGGTGAAGATGGCCCGGGCCCGCAAGGACTACGCGGACCTGATCGTGAGCACGGAGAAGTTCCGGGCCCTGCTGGTCAAGCCCGTCGCCATCGCGGCCACCCCGGAACTGGAGCACCTGCGGGACGAAGCTGACAAGCTGACCGCGTCCCTGGGCGACATCAAGGTCGACCTGAACAGCGCCTCGGCCGTGGCCCAGATGGACGCGCTGCGGCTGCAGGCAGCCCGGCTGAAGGCGTCCCTGGCCGACGTGAGCATCGGCGGGGACCCGGTGAAGATTGCCGCGGCCCGGGCGGCGGTGTCCGCGTTCGGTGCCGCGATCTCCCGGGCCCGCGGCGAGGTGAAGGCAGCTGACGATGCGATTCACTTCTTCTTCCGCACCAGCGAGCGGGGCGGTACCGTCGCGTCGAACATCTGGAAGGTCCTGACCGGTCACATCACGCTGTTCGGCGGGGTCCTGAACAGGGTGCTGCCGGCCATGGTCACCTCGGTCGCGACCTGGCACCTGCTCACTGACGCCATCATCGAGATGATCGCGGTGTGGGTCCCGGCCGGGGTCGCGGTCGCCGCGTGGGGCGCCGCCGCGTCGGACACGGCCCGGGACATATTCATCCGGATGAAGGACGTCAACACCGAGTTCCAGGCCACCGGGCGGCTGATCCCCGGGCTGAGCGGGAACTTCCACCGGCTGCAGGAGGCGGTCCGGCCGCAGGTATACCAGCTGTTCGGCGACGCGCTGCTGATCATGAACCGGCGGGGCGACAGCTTCAACAAGATGGTCCTCGGCACCGGGCGGGAACTGGACCGGCTGGCGGCCCGGTTCACCGCCGCGGTCACCAGCGGCAGCGGCATGAACAAGTTCATGGAGCACGCGGTCGAGGATGTCCGGCTGCTCGGCGACTCGATCGGCAACCTAGGCGGTGTGTTCGGGGCGTTCTTCCGCGCGGTGCCCGGGTTCGCGGAGATCCTGCTGCGGCTCGGTGACGGGTTCACCAAGGTCATGGAGAACGCGGCCATGGCGCTCGAGCCGCTGCTCGCGATCGGGATGTGGGCGCACGGCGCGGTCATCTACATCGGTGCCGCGGCGACCGGGACGCTGGCGCTGGCGGCCGGGCTCGGCAAGATGGTCCTGGCTTTCGGTAAGTTCAACGAGGCGGTACTCGGGGCCGGGCTGGTTAACCTGAAGCAGTGGGGCAGCCAGCTGGTCACCGCCGGGCTCGCCGTCGCCGCCTACTTCCAGAACATTGTCAGGGCCGAGGGCGCGACCGGGAAGCTGGGCGCCGCGTTCGGGTTCCTGACCAAGATCCCGGCAGCCGGCTGGTACGCCGCGGCGGCGGTAGGCCTGGGCATCTTGATCATCGCCCTGTCACACGCCAATGACTCCGCCCGCCAGTTCAACGACAACATCCAGAAGAGCCTGGCCAGCGTTCCCGTCAGCCAGCTGGGTACCCGGCTGGCCCAGTCGATTGCCGCTACCGCTTCCCAGGTCGCCAAGTCGCAGCAGCAGGTCAACGCGGCACTGAAGGAAACCGGCCCGGTCATCCAGGGTGTCGCCGGGCATTTCCAGACGAACTACAACCCGGCGCTGGACCGGGCCGCCCAGGTCAACTCCGATTTCCGCGCGGGCCTGACGCAGTTGCAGGAGCAGGGCAAGCTGGTGCGGGGCCGGTTTGACGAGCTGGGCAAGACATACGGCAACACCACGCAGGTACTGGGCATGCTGAACGCTGCCGGGATCACCTCGGACCAGCTGCTGGACAAGAGCGCATCTAAATGGGCGGCGACCCGGGTCCAGGTCGATGCGACCGCCGCCGCGTTCAAGCTGATGGGCGTCCAGGCCGGGACACTGGGCAACGACCTGGACGTGCTCGGCCGGACCCAGACCGACCTGTACACCGCGACCCAGAAGCTGAACCAGGCGTGGTCAACGTTCATCTCTGACGTCACCGGCACCCAGACCAGCTTCGACACCACGGTCCAGGGATTCCAGACCCTGGAGAACGCCAACCAGAAGATCACGTTCTCCCTGGGCAAGCTGAAGTACAAGTTCGAGGACGCGAAGGCCGGGATCGACTCGCTGACCCCGTCCGGGATCGCGCTCAACCAGGCGTTCGCGGACCAGGTCGGCAACATCGAGAAGATGACCGAGACCTGGCGTACTGCCGGGCTGTCCCAGGACACGTTCAAGTCCGGCATCGCCGCCGCGATCGCGCCGATGGAGAAGTACGCGCGCGGGTCGAAGGAGGCCACCGCGCAGCTGGTCGCGCTCGGCCAGATGGCCGGGTACCAGGGGCCGATCAACCTGCAGCAGCTGAACAAGTACCTGGGCATCTCCGGGAAGATGCTGCGGGACACGGCCGGGGACACCCAGATGCTCAAGGACGCCGCGAACCAGGCTACCATCCAGGAGGCGCTGCTCACCGGGGCGATGCAGGCTCAGGGGAACTACATCGCGAACGAGCTCCTGGGTGACATCAACAACGCGATCCTGGCCTATGACGGGGTCCGGGGCGCGGCCAAGCGCTACGGCGAGATGATCGCCCAGCACGGCCGGGACTCCCCGCAGGCAGCCGCTGCCCTGAAGACGCTGACCGACGGCATCATCAAGTCCGGGCTGGCCTCCGGGAGCAGCACGCCGCAGATCGCCGCCATGATCGCCAAGGTGGCGGGCATCAAGCCGCCCGAGGCGATGAAACTCATCAACAAGTACCTGCTGGACGCCGGCACGGGAGCTAAGGGAGCCGGGCCGGCCTTCCAGCAGCTGGGCCTGGCCATGCAGTACTCCGGGATGAACAGCGGCCTCACCAAGGACAAGATGGCGGCGCTGGGCCAGATCCTGGTCAACTCCACCGGGGACGTCAAGCTGGCCAAGCTCCAGTGGGAGCAGATAGCCGCCCAGCATGCCATCAGCAAGAGCGCCGCGGACAAGCTGTGGGACTCGATCGCGAACCGGCTCAACGTCGCCGTCAAGGAATCCACGACAGCTACCCCGCTCTCGAAGGCGGCGTTCGAGGACTGGGCGAAGAACGGCCTCAAATACAGCAAGGACAAGGCCGACGAGCTGTGGACGCAGATCACCCAGAAGTTCGGCCCGGACCTGGGCAAGCTGAACCTGACCGCCAAGGACGCCAAGGCCAAGTTCTACGAATGGGCGATCGGCGGCCTGCACAAATCCAAGGACGAGGCCGACGCGCTATGGCAGAAACTGGCCATGGAGAAGCTGACCGAGGCCGGCCGCAAGGCCACCACGACCAAGGGCGACTTCGAGAAGATGGCCGCCCAGCTCGGGATCAGCAAGGACCAGGCGGATAAACTGTTCGACTCGCTGCATAAGCTCCCGCCCACCACCAAGGCCGAAGTGATCATGGACGGCAAGGGCCACTACATCATCAGCCAGCAAATGACATCGGCGACCAACCCGTTCCCGGGCGGGATCACCGGGCGGGCCGCGCAGGGCGGGTTCATCTCCTCCGGTACCGGCCCGACCGCTGATGACGTGCCGGCCTGGCTGTCCCGCGGTGAGCTGGTGGTCCCCGCCTCGATGGTGAGCGCGGGCGCGGTCGATCACCTCCGCGGCCGTCTCCCCGGGTTCGCGGCCGGCGGCGGGATCGGGAGCATGCCCCCGCCGCTGGACCCGGGCTTCCACGCCACCATGTACGGCAACGTGCCGAGATACGGTGGTGCCGAGACCATCGCGCACGGCGCTAACGGGCTGTTCATCCCCGGGTTCCAGGCCGGCGGGGTGGTGCAGGCGCCCGGCAACTGGGGGCTGACCCCGGACTTCATCACGGGCATGTACCGGCGGTTCGCGGGCGCGATGGCCGGCTCGCTGATCCTCAACATGGCCAAGTCCATGATCGCGGCCGAGAAGCAGGCAATGGCCGGGCTGGCCGCCGGACCGCAGGCCGGGCGGAACGTCCTGGCTTATGCCGGGCAGTATGCGAACAAGGTTCCGTACGTCTGGGGCGGCAGTACACCAGCCGGTTGGGATTGCTGCCTGGCCCCTGACGCCCTCGTGTCCACCCTGGCCGGGCCGAAGGCCATCACTGATATCGGCCCCGGGGACGTGGTCTGGGCCTGGGATGACGGCCGGCCCGTCCGGTGCCAGGTGCTGCGCAGGTCCCGGCCGCGGCGCAAGGCCACCCTGCGCGTGGTGACCGCGACGGCGAAGCTGCGGGCCTCCGGCGATCACCGGTTCCTGGTATCCGGGGCGGACGGCACGCGCTGGTCCCGGGCGGACGAGCTGGCTCCCGGTGACCTGGTCATGCGGCTCGGGGACCGCGGGTTCACGCCGGAGGAGGTGCTGTTCACCGAGCCGGCCGGAGGGGCCGAGACCTACGACATCACCGTGCAGGGCGCGCACAACTTCGTCGCGGACGGCCTGGTGGTCCACAACTCAGGGTTCGTCTCCTGGGTCTACAATCATCTTGGGATACGCCAGGGGCGGGATGTTGCTGCCGGGTTCCAGAGCTGGGCCAAGCCATCGGCCGCCGTCCCGGGCGGGCTCGTGTTCTTCGGATCGCCCGCGCACCACGTCGGGTTCGTGGTCAACGGCAAGACCATGCTGAGTGCGCTGGGCCGTCAGTGGGGCACCATCTACTCCAGCCTGGGCGGCAACTCCGGCTTCGGCATCCCGCCGCAGTGGGCGCAGCAGATGCGCGGCATATCCGGCGGGATCGGGTTCGCCCCCGGGCCGTCCGCCACCGGGACCGCGGCGGCGGCCCAGGCCCTCGCGCGGTCGATTCTTTGGGCGTACGGCTGGGGGCAGAACCAGTGGCCGTACCTGCTCCGGCTGTGGAATCAGGAGAGCAACTGGTCGGCCAACGCGGTAAATCCCAGATCAGGCGCTTATGGCATACCGCAGGCCCTCCCCAGCGTGTGGGACCACCCCTATGCCCTGGGCGATTACGCCAACCAGGTGCGCTGGGGCCTCGCCTATATCAGCGGGCGCTACCCGGGCGGCCCGGCGGAGGCGTGGGCGCATGAGGTGGCGCACAACTGGTACGGCCGGGGCGGCCTCGTCCCGGGCCTGGCAACCGGCGGCACGGTCGGGCAGTTCCGGGAGAAGCTGGGCCTGGAGCAGCTGTCGGAGATGAAGTCCTACGCCGAGGTGGCCCGGCACCGGCACCAGGGCGGGTTCTCCCGCACCACCTACTCCGAGCTGGACACCCTGGCGAAACGGCAGGCCGCCGAAGTGCTCGCCTACCGGGAAGCTACCGGCAGGGGCCTGTCCGACCAGACACTGCGGCACTTCCTGGCCATGGTGCACGCCGAGCAGCGCACCGCCGGCGACAAGGGGCTGCAGAAGCTGTCCGGGATCGGGAAGCTTAAGCAGGACCTGGCCGACCTGAACCGGATCGGCGGCAACCCCCCGGCCATCCCGGACAAGATCGCGCCGCCGCCGCCGCCGGCCTGGAAGGTCCCGGGGCACCTGACCCTGGAAGACTGGTGGAAGTACCTGCGCGCCCACCAGGCTCATGAGATCAGCGATTACCGGGCACTGCGGCGCTCGTTCGAGCACGATATCGCGCACGCCCCGCTGAACAGCTGGATCCACCGGAACCGGGCCACCCTGCGGTCTGAGCTCGGCACCCTGGCCAAGCGGCAGGAACGCGAGCAGCACGCCTTTGACGAGATCGCGTTCCGCGGGCCCGGTGCGAACAAGAAGACCCTGGCCGCGCTGCGGGCCGCGATCAAGACCGAGCTGCGCACCACCGGGGACAAGGCGCTGAGCCACTGGCCCGAGGGCCACCTGGGCCGGATCTACGGACTGCGGCACTGGCTGTACGCGCTGGACAAGCTGGCGTCCATGGCCGTCCCGCCGTCGACGGAGAAGGTCCGCCCCCCGCTCGTCCCGCCGGCGCCGCAGGCCCGGGTGCTGGCCGGAGAGTTCAGCTTCGACCGCGGCGGCACTCTCAAGCCCGGATGGAACCTCGCCTACAACGGGCTCGGCCGCGACGAGGACCTGGTCCCGGCCGGAGGAGGCGGCGGTGACATCCACGTGCACCTGCACAACGAGGGCGTAATCGGATCAAGAGCCGAACTGGACAACTGGCTGTCCGTCTCGGTGGACCGGCTCGCCCGTCAGGGGCGCCTGACATACGCCCTCAGAAGGAGTTTTTCCGCATCGTGATCACTATCATCTGAATTAATCGCCTGACCTGCGGCCTTCCGGGGAGCCGGGTTCCGAGTAGGAAGGAACCGCAGGGTGCCCCCGCCGCAGTGGCCCGCAGTCGTCCTCGAGGGCGGGTTCGTGCAGACGATCCCGGTCCAGCCGGGCGGCACGTTCATCCTGTCCGACACCTCCTACGGGCTGCTCGGCACCAACACCCTGGGCGGCGACCACGTCTACACGGACCTGTCA